CGCCGTACTCTGCGTCTTTAGAATATGCTCGGTATAAAATCCAATCAGTGATCGGACTTAAATAGATGTCATCTAGTTTGATAACTTCAGTATTGTTACCATCAGGGTCTAAATCTGACTCCGATAAAGTGTGAGACCCCGGAGCATCCGCATAAATAACTTCTAACTCCGCTGTATTTGTAGCAGGGGGGTAGACGTAAAACTGTTTAGGGTGACGCGGGTCATACGTGTAGTGCTGAATATTTGTGGATTCAGTCTCTGAGTGCCAACTGGGTCGCTGGTCGTCCAGAACGCTACGAGCAACCACACGAACAACTTTCTTGTTGGAGCTGCTTAAAACGTTTCGGGTAATATCAAGAAGTCTAAGGGCGGAAGGAAAACCTCCGCTAGAAGCCGTAAGTTCCTGCTTCGTGCCAGCTGCGCAAGTAAACGTAGCACACACAGCGTTCGCATCCGGTCGTAGTAAGACAATACTCAAATACGACTCATTAAGCCATTTTTGAAGTTCTACACGCGGCCAACGGATATTAGTATCCTGTAAGATCGCTTCGACGCGGGAAATAACGTCTGTTACTTTTATGGTAGCCATCACTAACCCCTTTATGGTTGTGGAAGGGGGATTGCGCCCCCTCCCGTTAGGTCAGTGATTAGCTGGCTGCGCCGACGATTGCGGTGCAGAGAGCTTCTGGTTTCACAACCTTGCGGCCATATACGGCAAGACCACGAACGATGTCGCCGAAGTCTGTTTGATTGCGTAATGGCTCAGTTTTGCTGATTTGCGAAGCAAACGAACAAGCTGTGCTTGTACCAGCTACCATCATACGACGTGCTTTAGCGTTAGACACTGAAGCGCCTGATGTTGTGGCTGATAGACCTGCAACAAGTGCTTTACCTGCTTGGCCTTTTGGCAACAAGTTAGACACATATACAGTGAAGCGGTCCAACATACCGATTTTGCCGGTACGGATTGTGCTTGACTGATCGCCTGTAAAGTAGGCTTGAGCAATGTCTGTTTGCATTAGCAACTGACGATCACGCGGTGAAATGATTAACCAACGGCCATCTTCCGGTACATTTTGCTCGTCAAGAGATGAAGACATCTGCAAGATTGCGTTCAAAATGTTCGCAGGAGTTGCTTGGTCAACTGGAGCTACGTCAGTACCTAAGTTGTAAGCACTTGAAATGTTACCAGCAGTAGCACCTTTGTTTTTAGCGTGTGCGCCTGTAGTTACAAACCAGTTAAAGAACGTATCGTTTTCAATGTTGATCTTTAGCTGTTTAGCAGCATCGTCAGTGAACATGTTCATTAAGTCCATGTCCGCTTGGTGTGCGAGTACATCGTTTACTTGAACACTGAAGTATTTACCTTGGTCGATCTGCATGTCTTGGTAGATCGGAGCAGGGACTTCAGAAGTCAGTGTAGTACCAGCGCCAGCATAATCGTTGATTGTGATTGATGGTGCAGTACGGATACGAATTGTATCGCCTTGGTTTTTGATCTCGCCTTCCCAATCAGTATTGGAAATTTCAGTCATCATTGTGTTCGCATAGAACTTAGCGTTCAATTTTTGCGACCATAGTTGTGGGATAAATCCACCTGAGTAAGATGGGGTTGTGTCGAATGCGCCTGATCCGACGACGGGGAATACAGCAGCCATTTTGGCCTCCTATTAAGTTAGTTAAGACTTAATAACTGCTTACATGTTAACACGTTTGCCTAAGCTTTAACGCGGCCTTCCATATACGCAGCTGTCAAGTCAGCTTCAAGTTTTTCCGCCTCAGCGTACTGCCCTCGCGTATTCAGTGTACGAACCTTATTCCAAGCTCTATCCGCATCTTTGGGCGAATAAATTTTAGAGTTCTGGGAAGCACTCTGTGTGCGAACAGAATTAGCAGAACGGTTTGGTGCAACCTGCTTTTCAAGTTCGGCTTGGTTAGGCTTAGCTTCGGTCGGTGCTGCTAACGTTTCTTTCCAAAGGCGCACATAGTGGGCTATGGCTTCTACGTCACCGGCATCAAACGCCTGCTGTGCTTGAACTCTGCGTGGGCCTCTAAGCATAGGATCATGCTCATTTAACCACGCTACCCAACGCTCATCGTTGTCGATCTGTGGGAAATCAGGTACGGCTTGGTTAAGCCTCTGACTAAATCCTACTTCTCCAACTTGGCTACCTGTCTTTGCAAGTTCGTCCTGCAAGTTCTTGATAACCGCGTCTTGCTGTTCAAGTCGACCCTCGTAGTCTTGAGAGACTTCCTGCGCAACTCGGCGCTGAACGTCCAGCAGTTCTTCACCAAATTCGGCTCGATCTGCGTCGGTCACTAAACTGACTTTCTCCTTCGGCTTTGTCGGCTCGTCTTTTTTTGCAGTCATCTCCTTACGGATTGCTGTTAGCTCCTCAGTCATTTCTCGCACCTGTTGGTGCAACCTTGGAACTTCAGCGTCGTACTTGCCTCGTAAGGTGCTGTACTTCTGCTTAAAGTCGTCCTCTACGTCCGTTGGTGACGTGTCAGCTGGCTTCGCTTCTTCGGGTTTAGGTGCTGCTTCAATCGTAGCTACTACTTCCGCTTCCGTATCCAACTCCTCAGCTTGAGGTTCTTGTTGGGCTTCTAACGCCTTTTCGTACTCTTCAATCTCGGCAATCTGTGCCTGTACCTGCTTTGGCAACGCCATATGGTTCTCCTCAAAGCACCAACTCTGTTTCACAGCGCCCGTGGGTAGGCTGCTCCCGTCTTTGGTGTGCTTCATCGTGCTCTTACGAGCGGTTAATTACCTTTGTCGCTTCTTCAACCGACGTCAGTAAGTCTTCAAATGCTTCTGCGCGTCCTTGCAACCGGTGGATTGTCACCATATCAGTTGCTTTCACTAGCCGCGCTTTGGCTAACTCAGCTTCGGCCTCAAAAAGACCTAACAGAGCCGTTTCACCTGTTTCTTTAAGCCTCAACAGTGCTTTAACGTGCTGTCGATCACAAAGATTCAAGTCAATCATATCGTAAATCTACTCTAAAGATGTTAACGTGTCAACACATGTGAGGACTACTGTCCATTCGGACGTGGACTCATTGTATTATCCTGTCGCCCACCTTTCGGGGTGCCATCTTCTTGTAACTCCGCTGCTTGCTGCTGAGCCTGCATCTCTTGCATCATCATAGCTTGCTGCTGAGCTAACTCTTGCTGCTTCTGAACATCTTCTCGGCTAGGGACAAGACGATCAACGTTGGTGTTAAGATTACCCGCGAGGTCGCGGAGTAGTTCAGCTGTACCCGGTAGGCCAACAATCTGCTGTGCAACCGGACTTTCCAATATAAGACGGAGGAAGTCAGTCTTACGGACAGCTTCAGCTTCTTTAACGACCAGCGACATCGCGCCTGTCGCAACAATCTGGACATCGCCAATAAGGTCTGGGTCATCTGAGTATCTTAGGTTCCTTTGGTACTGGCGTTCTAGCATAGGTCGCATCACATCGTGGTCGATATTGCTGATGACCTGTTTAATACTTTTGCCTGCGTTCGACATCAGCATAGACAGCCCCGAGGACGTACGCCCTGCGCCCGGAACGTGCTGTCCGGTCATATAACGTGGAATGCCTGATACTTCGTCTGAAATCGCCATAAAGCGGTCAAACACGCCCATAAGCTCAGCTGCGTTAGAGTTAGGCTGAAAAAATGTCATAGGCGGCGTAGCGTCTTGGTAATCAGACTGTTTAAATTGCCATATCTTCCACGGGTACATCTGTGTGATGTCCTCACCGTTAGGAAGACGGCTGATATTAACGCCGACCTGTGGACCAGAGCTTATGCCCATGTTATTTGCAAGCGCCCGAGCAGCGGCGTTACACATATTCTGAGCGTCCATACAAAGGTCAGCAACCCCGTTGCCGTCAATACGGCCCGGAACTTTTTCAAATGATGTCATGTAGTAAGGCTTACGCCCTAATGGATCGTAGTTAAGCACCGCACGAACGACAATGTTGTCGATCATCCATACTTCGCATGGGTAGGACTTATGTGGGTCTTCGACCTCATCTTCGCCCAGTCCCCATTCAAGTAAAACATCACCCGGGATTGTATCCCAGAGTTGTATCGCGGCAACTAAATCTGTGTTCGCCTCGTCGAAGTCTTGCCCTGTAACGTCTTCCATTAGATCGTCGTTGTGGTCTAGCC